TTTTGTGAAATGAATCGATCACCAAGTTGTGGAGAATCTGCAGCAACTTGTTTTAAGAACTCAGATGATGAAGCAGCATTCTGATATGTGTTAACTAACATACCACCAATGCCAGTGTCAACGTTATCATAAGATAAGTTATCATTTACTTGCAATCCGGCAGGCATATATAAAGATACAGCGCCGAGTGTTGATGCTGCGAATTCAGGAGCACCAACGAACTTATCTACTTTGCTATTCTTTTGTTGTCGTGACAAAGCCGTGAACTTAATCATGTTTTGGAATTTGTCTGTGTCACCTAACGGATAGCGAAGGCTTACTTTCTTACCACCATAAATTTGGGAGAAAGCAGAAGCTACTTCTGATAGCGCTGAGTTGACTAAATTAGTTAAATTATCAAGCATTGGTTGATCTCTTTTTATACATACGGACCTACTTATTTATATGGCAACCTACAAAGGTTTCTTTAAACCTAAAAATCCTGCAAAGTATGCGGGCAACTTTAAGAATATCATCTATAGATCACTATGGGAGCGGAATGTTTTCAGGTGGTGTGACGAGAATACACAGATCATTAAGTGGTCTAGTGAAGAGGTAGTTGTACCCTATTACTATCCTTTAGATAGAAAGAATCATCGATACTTCGTTGACCTGAAGTTCACTACTAAAGAAGGCACTTTCTTAATTGAGATTAAACCAAAGAATCAAACCATTCCACCAAAGAAGCCTTCAAGGCAGACTGCACGGTACTTAACAGAAGCAGCAACCTATGTCAAGAACCAATGCAAATGGAAAGCAGCAGAATCATATGCTAAAGATAGAGGGTGGACCTTTGCTATTTGGACTGAAGATACAATTAGGTCAATGGGCATCGTAATTCTTTAATAAATAGATATATGGCAATCTCTCTATTTGACAAGTTAAAAAAAGAACTAGCTGGTGCTGGGATTAATAACTATACGACTAAATCACAGAAGTGGTTTACTGATCGTGTAAAAGGAATTAAACGCATCAATGAGGTGTCTTTCCTTAAAGATCCCAACCTAGTTCGTAAGTCTAGATTCTTTCCAGGATACATGTATCACTTTACATATGATCCTAAGACAAAAGAGACACTACCATTTTATGATACGTTCCCATTAATCCTTGCAGTGGCTCCGGCACCTGGTGGATTCTATGGACTTAACCTACATTATTTAAAACCATTAACTCGTGCATTGTTCTTAGACAAGTTAATGGACATTGCAAGTAAGACTGAGTTTGATGAGAAGACAAGATTTAGATTAAACTATAATTTGTTATCTGGATCAAAGAGGTTTAAAGAATTTGCACCATGCTTTAAACATTATCTAACAACAAACATTACATCTAGACTAATGATGGTTCCCTCACAAGAATGGGAAACTGCAATCTTCTTACCTACCGAACGTTTCGAAGGTGCAAATAAGAAGGCTGTCTGGAAAGACTCTAAGAAGAAGATACTAAAAGTATGAATGTAGACTCATTTAAATCGATCGTAAGCAAACGTGGTGGACTCGCACCTGCAAACAGGTATGCAGTATATATGCCATTACCACTTATTAGTTTCGACCCACAAGAACTAATTGCAAAAGCATTTGGTCAAGGCGCTAACACTGGAAATAATTTCTTCCAAGATCCACGAGATGTTTCAATCTTATGTGATCAAGTTACAATGCCTGGTCGTCAGATCTCAACAACAGAACTTGCAAATAATATGATGTCTATTAAGATGCCATATAACTATATTAATGACGATGTGACAATGCAGTTCCACATTACTAACGATCACTACATGAAGAAGTTCTTTGAGAACTGGACAGGTAGAATCTTTAATAAGAATAAGATGACAATGAAATATCGTTCTTCTTATGCAACAGATATTATCATTCAGCAATTAGATCAAAGAGACGTACCAGTTTACACGTGTACATTAAAGAATGCATACCCTACAACTGTTGCATCATACGATTTATCTAATACATCAGAAAGCACATTACAAAAACTCTCAATCACATTTACATATGAAGATTGGGCAGAAGAAGGTTTCGTAGAATCAGTCCTATCAAAAGGCAAAGTATTACTTGGTTCAGTAGGAAGAACTATTGGTTTATAACATTTAATTATTGGAGCATATTATGGCATTACCTATTTTAAACACGCCGACATTTGAAGTTGAGTTACCACTAAGCAAGAAGACAGTTAAGTATCGTCCCTTCTTAGTAAAAGAAGAAAAAGTTTTATTGATGGCTTTAGAGTCACAAGACCAAAAGCAAATTATGAGAGCAATGCATGATATCATTGACACTTGTACTTTTGGAGAACTTAAAGCTAAAGAGTTACCAGTCGCAGAATTAGAACTTCTATTCTTAAAGATTAGAAGTAAGTCTGTTGGCGAGAAAGCTCACATTGGTTTAGCATGTAAAGCATGTGATACGAAGAACGAAGTAGATATTAGTTTAGAAGATATTAAACTAAACTTAGATTCTCTTCCAGATACAAAGATTATGATTAGTGATACTGTTGGCGTAATCATGAAGTTTCCAGCATCAGACGATGTACTACGTAATATCGATAGTAAGAAGTCAGATGTAGAGAATACTTACAATGTTATTGGTGCATGCATGGATAAAATCTTTGATGCTGATAACGTATACGATGTAGCTACGCAAAGTAAGAAAGAAGTTCAAGACTTTATTGAGTCATTGAATCAACAACAATTTGAGAAGATTAAAAACTTCTTTAATAAGTTACCTAAGCTATCTCACACTGAAAACTTTAAATGTGAGAAATGCGGATTTGATAATAGCATAGTTCTTGAAGGACTAGAAAGTTTTTTCGGATAGCTCTCTCACACGATAGCTTGGAAAATTACTACCGAGCTAACTTTATTATGATGCAACATCACAAGTATAGCTTAACAGAATTAGATGAGATGTTGCCGTGGGAGAGAGAAATTTATATTGCTATGTTAGTAGATTATGTTAAAGAAGAGAATGATCGTATCAAGAGACAGAATAGTAAACATTAACAAATGGTAGAGTAAAATGGCAAAAAAGAATAAAGGCAATTCAGGCGGAGGCGGCACGGGTGGAGAGACGTCTCTAAGAACTCTTGTCGATCAACTACGAAAAGAAAGTATTGATAATGGCGAACTAATTGTCGCAAGCAATTTTATTCTTTCTAACATCTCTAATAACATCGCTGATCTAACATCACATATGTTAAAGATGCCAGTGATCATGTCAGTCAGTGCTGCAGCATCTACATCTAATCTTTCAGGTATGGAAGGTAAAGCAGAAGCTGCTAAAGAAACAGATAAAGATAATAAGAGAGAAGAGTCTATTAAGTCTACGCTTGATAAATCATTAGAAGAACTTGCTGGCCTTCGTAAAGATTTAAAGAAGGGTGGCTTATTAGATATGATCTTAGCTGGTGCTGCATTACTTGCAGGTTCAGTCATTGGTCTTACTAAACAATACATTGACATCTTTAGAAAAGTATTCAAACCTCTACTAAGTTTATTCTCTAGTGAAGGCAAAGGGTTTGCTTCTTTAGTAGACAAAATTAAAGATGGATGGAGAGCATTCACTGGAATCTTCGTTAAGCTTGGAGAATTCCTAGGTAACAATAAGGTTATTAAATTCTTTAGCGATTCATTCTCTAAACTTGGTTCTTGGTTTGGCGAGATAGGTCGACTTATTAGCGAAGCCTATGCCGGCATTAGTAAAGTGTTTGGTGGTGGAGGATCAGGTGGTGGCTTCATCTCAAAGATTGTAGCTTTCTTTGGAGACATTGGTAGTAAGTTCAAATACTTCTTTAAGCTTGGTGAAATAATTGGTAAGAAGATTCTATTCCCAATCGTTACAATCTATGACACAGTAATGGGAGCATTAGATGGATACGCGAAAGATGGTATCTTTGGTGCGATCAAAGGTGCATTCGCAGGATTGATTAACTCAATCATCGGTGGCGTGCTAGACTTACTTAAAGATGGTGTATCATGGGTACTTGGTATGCTTGGCTTTGAGAACGCAGTTAAAGTATTAGAGAGTTTCTCATTCGAAGATCTAATTAATAAAGCAGTTGATGGATTCTTTAACTTCATCAAAGGTATGGTTCAATTCGTTATGGATATATTCACTAACCCTAAGAAAGCAATGGAGACATTGACAGGTGTTGGTGATAGTATGCAAGCATTTGCTAAGAGTGTTTTACGTTCAGTGTTACCTATGCCTGGTGCTTCAGGTATTGCTGGTTACGTAGCTAAGGCAATTCCAGACTCAGTGTATGAGTATGCTGGTATGAATCCAAAGACTGGTGCTGTCGTACAAGAAACATCTCAGACAGGTACACCTACTAAAGCACTTGAGAAAACTACTACAGAGAATACACAAGCAAAAGATGCCGCGGCTTCAACAGCGGCGGCAGCAAGTGCGGCAGTAAGTAATAGTTCATCTAAGCAGACTGTGAATAACAATACTACTCAGGCTGCTATCATTAAAACCAAGACAACTAATTGGGAAC